ATAGGTACTGGAAGTGCCCCAAGACAAATTTAATAGTTCCGAAACACGTTGGTGAAAATATCATGTGGAAGGAAAAGCTACTTCTACAAGCTGAGAATGACACGATTTTACAGACCGATTTACTTGCCGCCTGTGCAGAATCATTGTTGTATTTTGTAAATGCGTTTGTATGGACTTATCATCAGTTTGATGTTGATCCGGCTACAGGTCAACGTATTGAATCTATAAGTCCGCATGAACCATTTATAACCTGGGAAATTCAGGATGAGCTTTTTAATAAATTTGAATATCATCTGGCACATGCGTTAGACATACTAATTTCTAAATGTCGTGATATGGGGGCGTCCTGGTGTTGCATTATCTTTTTACATTGGCTGTGGCTGTTTCATAAGAAAGGACCACAGTTGCTTGAAATGTCGCGTACACGCGAGTATGTTGACCAAACTGGCAACCATAAAGCATTATTTCAGAAACATGATAAAATTAACGAATGGTTGCCAACATGGATGATCCCGCCAGATTGTTTACCTGGTGGAAAGTACCGCACGAAGATGCACATGCACAATGTACTTACCGGGGCAACGATAGATGGGGAGTCAACTACAAAACATGCTGGATCAGGTGACAGACGTTTAATCGCGTTACTTGATGAGTTTTCTAAAGTAGAATTCGGTAATGAAATGCGGTCAGCAACAAGAGATGTAGCATTGATGCGTATTATCAATTCAACACCGGCTGGTCCCGGTACTGAATATAGTCGGTGGAAACGATCGGGTCAGATTAAAGTTTTCCATCTTCCATTTTGGGAGCATCCTGAAAAGGGGGCTGGTCGCCATGTTGAAGAAAAAGAAGATGGCGGTTGGGAAATTAAATCGCCGTGGTTTGATATTGAGGAATCTGTTCGTAGTCCGAAAGAATTGGCTCAGGAAGTTCTGGCTCAGGATATTGAATCGGGCGATATGTTTTTTACGCTCATTAACTTTGAAAAGCATCGGGCCATGTTTGGCACTGAACCACTGTCCCGATTTTCCATTGATCTTAAATCTAATATAGCAAATGAAGAAGTTGGGAATTATATTAAGCGTAGGGATTATAATTGTGTTGACATCAGACAAAATAAAAAGGGGCCGTTGCGGGTGTGGACTCACTTGTTGCTTGGAAGACCTGACCAATCGAAATCCTACCGACTTGGAATTGATGTTAGTAAAGGACAAGGAGCATCAAATTCGGTTATATCAATTAAATGTCGAGAGACGGGTGAAAAAATTGCTGAGTGGCGGGATGCCAATACTCCCGCCTATGAACTCTCGCGTGTTGCAGTAGCAATTGCTATATGGTGCGGAGGAAAATTGCCACATAGATTGCCATTTATGAAATGGGAAATGAATGGGCCTGGTTGGGATTTCGGACGCATGATTGTATTACAGTTTGGGTATTCATATTATTATAGGAAAAAAACTGTAGGGCAAGTTACTAACACTGAAACAAAAAAATACGGCTGGCATTCTGACCCGACTTCAAAAAATGAATTATTGATGCAGTATGATAGAGTTATGGCCCACGGCGGCTATATAAATCACTCTATTTTTGCATTAGAAGAAGGTATGTATTATATTTATTTTTCAGACGGATATATTGGACCGGCTGGCTTAGTAGAAGAAAATTCATCTGCAAGAAAGACGCACGGCGACTGTGTTATTGCTGATGCGTTAACGCTTGAAGAAGGCAAGGTAACTATTTTAACCGCGAAACCTGCCGATATTAAACCGCCTCGTAATTCAATTGGTTACAGAATGCAGCAGAAACTAAAACAACGAAAACAGGCTGGCAAAAGATCGTGGAAACATACGTTTAATTTTCAGGAATTAAGATGGCAATAGAAGCTATAAGTCCACGTAAGATACAGGAAGTTGTAAAATCTGGATTTCGTCGGATGGAAATATATCGGCGAACAAGAGCCATGTTTGTTAAAGCATACGTCGGACAGTATTATACTAAGGAATACGGCATTACTGGAGATCAGCCGATTAACTTGCTCTTTTCTGCTATACGTTCTATTGTGCCTACGATTGTAAGTAAAAATCCTCGTAACAAAGTTGTTACCGATCATTTAGCATTTAGTGAATATGCTGAATTACAGTCATTGGCTTTGGATAAGATAGCTTACCGAGTAAGACTAAAAGAAATTTTACGTTCGTGGGTAGTGTCAGCCATGTTTGGTCTTGGCATTGTAAAGATTGGAATATCGGCAGAAGGTAATTGCATATTGGTGGATGACCAACTTATTGATCCTGGCGATATTTATGTTTCATTGGTTGACCTTGATGATTTTGTTATTGACCCGCTTTGTAAGGCCATTACTGAATCGTCGTTTCTTGGAAGTCTTACCAGTATTCCACGTCAATTTCTATTAGATAATGATTTATACAATCACGATCTTGTAACAAAATTACCATCTGCTACAGTTCTTCAAGGCGATCTTAGAGCTACAGCAGAGTTGTCAAGAGAACGTGGTGGTGTCTTTGAAATGAAAGATTTGCAAGATATTGTTAATGTCGTTGAATTGTGGGTTCCAGAAGCTGATGCGTTGGTAACTATTCCCGATCCGCGAGAGATTACATTTAATGAATACATAGGCATAACTGATTATTATGGGCCGAAAACAGGTCCGTACAGGTTTCTGAGTTTTACTCCTCCAGTTGAAAGTAACCCGATGCCGATTGCTCCGGTTAGTCAGTATTATGACTTGCACATGGCAGCTAATAGAACCTTTGTTAAAATTCTCGATCAGGCAGAAAATCAGAAGGATATTTTATTGTACCGGCCTTCACATGCCGATACGGCCCAAGATATTCTTGACGCCAGGAATAATGAGGCTGTCGCTTCAGATGATCCCAAATCGGCACAGACGGTATCTTTCGGTGGGCAGAATAAGGGCAACGAACAGATGCTGGCTCAGTTGCAAGTGTGGTTTAATTATATGTCGGGCAATCCCGATCAGGCCGCTGGTATTAGCAGCGAAGCAGAAACAGCTACACAGGCAAATATATTACAATCTAACGCTGCTGTTTCAATTGAGGATGCAAGGGATTTACTTTATGAAGGAACGGCTGGAATAAGCCATGACTGTGCTTGGTATCTTCATAATGACCCGCTATTGGATATGGTACTCGCTCGTAGAAAACCGGGTAGAGAAACTGAACAAATAACTTTAACTCCAGAACAACGACTTGGAGATGTTGAAGATTTTATTTATAAGATTGTGCCGAAGTCAATGTCACGTATTGACCCCAATGTTCGGGCTAAACGCACTATGGAGTTTATGACAAATGTTGTACCGGCTTTAGCTAACACGGCTATGATGTTGGTGCAATTGGGCCAGCCGTTTAATCTTCAACGTGCCTTGACTTTAGCAGCCGATGAAGCTGACATAAGCGAAAGTATGCAAGAGATTTTTGATGACCCCGAATTCCAACAGAAATTAGAAATGTATTTGATGTTACATTCTGGTGGTCAGGGAGATAGTGCTGGTGCTGGTACGCCGGGTTCTACTCGTAAAGCTGGGCCACAAAGTTTTCAGGGTATTCAACAGAATAATGGTTTTTCTATGAAACGTGATATAACTGCTCCTGGGCAGGATGCAAATGCTGCTGCTCAAGGTGGGGCAGAACAAGTTAATCAAGGTGTTTACTAATGGGGGGTATTGACGTGTCAACAAAGTCAGAAAAAATCGGCGGCTTTGATAAGTGGGAAATATCAAGTGCTTATGATACATTAAAGGAAGCCAGAGAAATTCTTGCCGATGAGAAAAAAGTAGCTGCTGTTAGAATCTATGCTAAACAAGCTGAAGCTGCTGCGGCAGAAGTTTCTAAGCAATTGAATCTTGAGAAGACTGTAGGTAATAAGTTATCTAAAATGTATGGGAAGAAAAAGAAAAATAACCCACATAAAAAGAGTGGGGGATATTAAATGTCTATTCAACATTTTACTTGTCTTGAGTGTGGAACGAAAATTGAAGATGATAATTCTGAAGGCATACATAAATGTCCTGAGTGTGGGGCCGATATGCGATGGGATTGCGGCGGCGGAATAGCAGAAGGCGATTACAGTCACACTTCCGCTTCTTTAGCTATTAACCCATGCCAGACAAAGGCACACAAAAAGTTATTTCCGGGTGTAGATGTTTTATCCGATGGGCAAATACGTTTTAATTCTGTCAAACAACAGAGTGACTATTGTGACAAAACTGGATTTGATAAAACAACTCAAAAAATACGTCAAAAAGGTGTAAGAATAGGATAGCCGATTACTCAATAGCTACGGGCAATAATGCCCCTAACCCTAATGAGAGGTAATACAATGTTAGAACCTACAAAAGTTGAAGAGGAAGTAAATGCTAAACTTGATGACGTCGATGAGGGTCTTGTCGATAAAGTTCAGGCCAGTCTTGATGCCATAAATGGCGAAGACGCGAAAGAGGATGATGCGGATAATCAGCAGACAGATGACGACGATTCTACCCCTGAAGATCAGGCAGATGACGACGGCTCTACCTCTGATGACGAACCGAGTAAGGATGAAGATACGGATGATGACAAAGACACGGATGACAAAGACACAAAGGAAGTGCAGTTGCCCGATGCGTATTATCGGGCGGCCATTCATCAGGGATGGAAACCCGATGAGATAAAGGAATTCTTCGAGGCTAATCCCGAATTGGCGATAAGGACACTGGCAAAAAATCACGAGTCCACAAACAAACTCAATTCCGAGTTTGCGAGAATGGGTAGGATTAAGCCAGAGGACAAAAAAGTTGCCGATACTAAGACCGCTACTGAAACCGTAAGTGTTGATGTGGATGCTATCAAAGAGCAGTATGGGGATGATAGTGCAATTGTTAAATTTGCTGAAACCATAATAGCTAAGTTGGATAACATTCCAGAACAGCAAGTGGTGGAAAGAGTTGATAACACGCCGCACGATGACCCTATGCGGGCAACAGTTGATAAATTTTTCACTGACCCTGTTCTTAAACCGTATGAAGATTTTTATGGTACGGGAAAGGATACGGCAAAAATAACACAAGAACAGCATGGTAATCGTTTTAGTATGCTGCAAATGGCTGAAGATATAGTCATAGGGTCACAGGCTCACGGCAGGAATATAACTGTTGAAGCTGCAATGGAAGCGGCACATTTATTGGTAAGTGAGCCTGTAAGGGAAAAGGCTGTGCGGGCAGAATTAAAGGCGACTGTCAAGAAACGTGCTAAAGGTGTTACCTTAAAACCCGCAAAGTCAAAAGCCGCGAAGACTGTCACGGATGGAAAATTATCACAAAAACAAATGGAAGCAAAAGTACAAGCAAGATTAAACAAAATTTATAAATGAGAGGATAAATTATGTCTGTTGAATTAACTGATTTGGCTGATCTTATCGCAACCACGATTAACGATCTGCCCAGTCAAGAATTTGAAGTGGCGTGGGATAATCAGGATTATGAGTTCTGCCGTATTTACCAGAATGAACGTATGGTGGTAGACGGTGGTACACAGATTGAACGCAAGGTTATGCTTGATAATACTGGTAACGCCAGGTATCGTCGGGCGTATGATACTGATACGCCTACAGTTGGCGATGTCATTCATACGATTAAGGTTCCGTGGACTTTAATCGGCACGAACTATTCCTGGGATGAGTTTGAGATTCTCCAGCAGAAGAATTCTGCTAAGGGCTTTATCAGACTGATGACAGTTAAGCGTGTTGATGGTCTGTGGGCTTTTGCAAATCTCGTTGAAGACCGAGCATGGAAGACGCCGACAAGTGCATCGGATACTTTGTTCCCGTATGGTGTGCCGTATTACCTGAAGTTCACTAACGCTGCCGGTTCAGTAAATACTTCTTCCGGTTTTGTTGGTGCTACTATCACGTATCAGGATGCTTCAACTGGAACAAATTGTGCTGGTATTGATTCTGCTGTTGAGACAAAGTGGCGTAACTATGCCGCGTTGTATACGGCTGTTGATAATGCCATGCTACGTGCTTTCCGGTTGGCATTTATGTACACCAGGTTCAAAGCTCCGCTGTTTGTTAAAGACCCGGCTGACAAAAGGGTTGCCGCTAAGAGAGTGTATACGGACTTCGATACAGTTACTCGGTTGATGGACTTTGCCGATCAGAAGGATGACTTCCATCGTGGGAAAGATATTATGAGTAATCTCAAGATGGACGAGACTGGTTTGGTTTATATTAACCGGCTGCCAGTTGTGCCGATTCCGCAATTGAATGGTGCGAGTAATACACCGTTGTACACTGTTGATTTTGCAAAGTTTATTCCTTACGTCCATGATGGTTACTGGATGGAAGAGAAGAAACCGATGACAGACCGTGGTCAGCATACATCGTATACTGTCTTCCTGGATGGGGCACATAATAACCTGTGTCTTAATCTGCGGACTGCTGGTTTTGTTATGCACAAAGCATCGTAATCGGCCTAAGTAAAGAATTTTAATTTGGAGAAAAAATTATGAGTAAAGGCAAAGCAATTGTTGTAATACCTCGGCAACAGGGAATGGTTAGTCACGAGACTGCGGGGGAATGGGATTTTATTTATCGGGCTTCGACTGTTAAAGATTCCAGATGGGACATCGGCGACCACGTAAACCTTGCCGATGGACGCGAGTTTGTTTATTCAAAGTCAAGTGGTGTAGTTGCATCTGGTCAGGCTGCTCAGTTTGTGGCTACGGGGGCAATACCTTATGTTGTGTTAGATAAGGCCCAGAGTGAAGGCGATAAGGAAATTACGTTCGCCGCAGTTACGCATAGTGCAATCGCCAAAGACGAACTCAGAGGCGGATTTATCGTACTATGGGGCGTGGCTTTGAAAGACATGACCAGAGGTATCATCGGCAATGGTGCATCAGTAGCAAATGCCGCTATTAAGATTTATCTTGATGGTCCGCTTACACGCGATGTAACAACTTCTACACCTGGAGAAGCGTATGAAAATCCATACGCAAATCTGATTAACACAGGTGGGGGTTCTTCCAGTCTTGCAAAAGCTGGTATTGCAGCTACGTATGTTAGTGCTACGGACATGTATTTTTGGGTTCAGAAAAGTGGTTTCGTGTTCATAGCTCCTCAGTCAGATATGATTACTAATAAGATTGGTGGTTATTTCAGACATGATGGTAGCATACAAGCTGACCAGGCATTTTCGAGTTTGCAAGCTGGCAATGACACCACACAATATGCAGGACACCGTGTTATAGGGGACTATAATAATAATGGTCCACTGTTTAATTTGCAGGGTTAAATTTGTTTTAATGGGCGGGGGTATTGTACCCCCTCCCACTTTTCTTGTTTTTTGAGGAGATAGTAGTATGAGTGCTGAGAAAGATTATTCTGACATGGAAGATATTACTGATGTTGAAGACGTTGCTGATGTAGCCCAAGAAACTTGCTTGGAATATAAACAACGGCGATATGAAGAAAGATTGGCCGAGAAGAAAGAATAATTAAACTACGGTCCGGCCCTACTCCTCCTCAACAGGGCGAGTGGGTCGGGCCGATATTTGAAATTAACATTAACTTTAATCTTGTTGGGGAAACAAAATTATGAAGAGAACTGAAACAAAAACTAAAAAGTATAAACTGGATTTGAGTGAGTATCAAGTTCCGAAGCCGGGCAGTCTAATAAAAGATAATGAAACAGAAACCTATCCTTTAAAAACTAACCTTTCCGATTGGCTTCGTGGTGTGGGAATGTTTAAGACTGCCGAAGAAGTAGCCGAAGCTGTTTGTCTTGCTAAACAAATTAGAGAGGTCAAAGTTGACACTCTTATTCTTGATGAAAAAGAAGCGGCTGTTCTCAGGCAAGCGATTGATAAACTCATAGCATTAACAGCCGATGGTAAATTTAATCTTGGCGGCATCATGCACGAAGAGGCAATTTGCCGCGTAGTTAATATGGAAGTAGTCGAGGAATAAATCATGGCGGAACCAACAAGTGCATTGGGATTTTATGATTTACTCTTACGCATAGCAGAAAAAGCTGGCATGGCTTACTATGGTAGTGCCGGTCAGGGTAAGGCTATTGCACCTGTCGATGTTTTTAACCTTGATAAATGTAAGCGTATTATCAATGACGGTTTTCGATTGTTCGTTGCGAGTCCCCCCGCACAAGGATGGTTGTGGCAGGAACGGATGGCAGAAATAACATTAGCAGTTACTGTTAATGGAACGGCAACCAGTGGGAGTTCAACTACTCTTGTTGATACAACAAATCGGGATGAGGATGATGACTATTTTAATGATTGGCTGCTAACTATAACTGCGGGAACTGGAGTCGGGGAATCGGCAATCATTACTGATTTTGATAATGGAACAAGTACATTGACTTTTTCAGGTGGCTTATCGAATGGGTCTACTCCCGATACCACGTCAATCTATCAAGTTGAAAAAGTCAATTTACTTCCAGAAGATTTTAACGGAGAAGTGGACGGGGCTGTAACTTATGCTGCCAGTACCAATCACGGCACTGAATTAGAGATAGTCGATGAATCTCTTATTCGTGCCATAAGAGCCGATTACATTTCTTCGGGGTATCCGTCAAAGGTAGCTATTTTACCATACTGGCCTGTAGCTGGGGCACTTGGAACAAGAAGGTGGCAGCTAATAACTGATTATGCTACGGTCAATGCCGATGTATTAAATGTTCCGTATACTTCACACTTCAATAAAATGGATTGTGAAACTGGCATAGCTGACAGTGGTGGGGCTACTACTCTTGTCGATAGTGATAGAGGTGAGGCTGACGACTATTTTAATGGATGGTTGCTTACAGTTATTGCAGGTACTGGTTTAGGCGAGACGGCCACAATCGACGATGATTATGCAGGTTCGACTGGTACATTTACTTTTACTGCTTTATCAGGTGGGTCGTCGCCTGACAGTACCACAGTTTATTACGTCGAACCGGCAGCTAACCTTCATCCTGCGGGCGTTAAATTTGACAACTGCATACTTCAGGCTTGCTATGCTGAAGCTGAAAAACAGATTGAAGAGATTAACGAGGGTGCTGTAGAATTGTATTACAAAGTTAGCTTGCCCTTTGCATACAAAATGGATGGCCGGTCTCGTCCTCGTAAGTTACGCAGTAAACGAGCGATAGTACGTGAGAGAACGTGGCGTAATATAGTACAACTATAACCATGATACGTTTCATGGGGTTAACAAAATTCAAAATTTAAGAAGAAAGGTAGGGTAGTAAGTATGAGTGGTGGAAATCCGGCAACACTTTTAAGTAGATTTGATAAGATGATTACGGGCTACGGATTCAAACGAGAAATTCAGGGCGTTGACATCAATAGCCTGCGTTTGGAGACTGGGGCCATATTGGTTGCCGATTCTGGTAATCCCGGCAGAGTGTCGCTCGAAACTAATTTTGAAGGTATTCAGTTACCTTCTTCTCAGACTGATCTTGGCACTTTAACTTTCAAAATACCGAGAGATTACGATCAGACACTGGATTATCTTCGTGTTCGGTTTCTTGCCAATTCAGCAGGGGATACTGATACCCCGTCTATTGATGCCACAATGTATAGAAAACGTGCGGCAGCAGCGTTGTCATCTGATCTTGATCCTACGATTTCTGCGGTAGTTAATACTAATACTGCTATTGCTGCTTGGGTAGAGATTAACGCTGATAGCCAGAGTATGCAACCGGGTGATGCAGTATCCTTTGATATATCTACTGGTGGTACTCGTGGTACTTCGGATGCGTTGAATATCTATGCCATCGAGGTTGTTTACAAGTCTGATTTGGTTTACTTTGATCCTGATGATCGTAGCTAATAGTAGAAACATGCCGGGGGCGTAGTTTGCCCTCCGGCTTTCTTTTGTCTTGGTGTTTGATGACTGAAACATACTATACTTATGCGGCCTCCCAAACTGGTTCGTCGAGTGTTCCGTCAGGAACTTACGCTCTTATTGGCGGGGAAAATGTTACTGTAGTTTCACAGATAGGTATCCGATACGCACCAACAACTGGATTGTATTTACTTGAATTAACAGGCGACGTTGGACTTTTTATTGCTGGAAATATATTCAAAAGAGGAGGCATTTGGCTCTCGCCCGTTTCAGTTTTGGGAATAGTTATTAGCGAGATTGGTTTAAGCGGAGTAACGGGGGTAGGATTAGAATCTTTAGATACTGCGGGGCGATACGGTATTAACGTTTCTGACGGGGGTACTGTTACCCCTCAAAAAGCAGATACATTTTTTGTTCCTTCTTCTGTTACCTACGATGAAGGAAATGGACAAGGAGTTTACGCTACTATGGAAGGATTTGAAGAACGGCAAATTCTTCTTTCCTCACCTGCTAATACAGCTACAGGAATTTTATTGCAGCCACTTCTTCAATGGAGTATAAATGGTGGATCAGAAGACGGCGATCTTCTTGATATTTATATTAGGAAAGATGATTCAAATTTTACCAGTGCCGATTTAATAGGCAGTCTTGTAGATGCTACACTAAATTCAAGTTTGCAAATTGTCGCCGGATTAGAATATAATTCAACTTATTATTGGCAAGTACAAGCAGCTAATAGTGCAGGAGGCTATCCTATATTATTAACTTCATCTATTTGGAGTTTTACAACAACAACATTCAGACCACCAGCAGTTCCAATAGGAGACGGCGGGGCGGGCGATTTTACCGGCGAAAATAATATGCTGACGAAGAAGAGATTCATAGCGGCGGCTAATAATAAAATTTGGTACGAAAATTTATAAGGATTACAAATGGGTAAGCCCGTAAAAATTCCGTTCCCAAGACTTGGAGTAAACAAAGGTGTAGGTACTTCAGAGCAGCCGTATGCCACTTCTTCAGAAATGAATAATGTCAGGTTATATGATGTATTAAATAAACGAGCAAGGGGCGGGCAGCGTCCTGGACAAACACCCTGGGGCGACGGAGATTTAGTCGGCGGCAGTAATCAGCCGGTCGTTGCAATGTGTACTGTATCAAGCATTGTATAGGATAAATTATGGTTGTTACACTTACAGAATACACTTCAAAACGCCGTCTTATCGCGGCTGCTAATGATGAAATATGGTGGGAGGATGACGTGGCTGCTGGAGGAATGGTAGAATTAGATACATCGAGTGGAGCTATTGATACAACTGACCAGCTTAATATGTTTGAGGCTTACCAGAAAGCATTGATAGTAAATGGAGCTAATCTGAAGATAGCCGATTTTGGCAATACAAAAATAACTATCACCGCTTTAACTGATAATAGATGCCCAGCAAAGGGTGATCTTTTAACTCAAGATCAAGGTGACGGCATTGCTTATATGATAGTAGACTTTGTTAATACAGCCAGAACAAACATATATGGTTATGCTTATTATACTGGGAACGCTACTGCATTTAATACAACAGTAGATATATCCAGTAATGATGGTATCGCAAGTATGGACCCTAACCCCATACCAAATGCGAACATATCTGCTGTCACCGCTCCTCCACATTGGCGTGATTGGACGCCGTATCCTGATGTTACTATAGATGGTGTAGTAGTCTCTTATGGGTCCATGCCTGATAAAGCATATCTTGGCTGTCTTTATAATGGCCGTGCAGTTTTATCTGGCAATCCGCAAGAACCTAATCAATGGTATATGTCAAGGCAAAATAATATATATGATTGGCAGTATATTGCTAATGATGACCAGTCTCCAGTAAAAGGCAAACAAGGTGATCTTGGAGAAGCAGATGATATTATCCGAAGTCTCTCTCCGTACAAAGATGACTACCTAAGTATAGGGTGTGCAAGTAGTGCATTTGTAATGTTCGGCGATCCTATGTACGGAGGAGAATTACGAGAACTAACACTTACCACTGGTATTTTTGGAGCTAATTCTTACTGCTGGGATAACAATAATAACTTTTATTTTTGGGGTAATAATGGTCTGTATAAGACAACTATACCCGGCGTGCCTCAATGTGTTTCACAGTTTAAGTTACCGCGTATTGTAACGGATGAGGCTGCGAGTCCTTCTACTCATAGGATAACTTTGTTATATGACAATGATCGTCACGGCATTCTTGTATGTATAACGCTTCTTGCAGATGGATCAAATAGTAATTACTGGTATGATCTTAATTCCATTGATGAGCAAGGTGTTGGTGGTTTTTTTCCAGAATCTTACCCTGATGCCTGTGGCATTTATTCAGGAATTTATTATGATTCCAATACCGCTTCTCTTAAAGGTTTAGTTCTTGGTTGTACTGATGGCTATATTAGAACATTCGATGATACAGTTAAGAGTGATGTAGTCGGGCAACAATCAAATGCCATCAATAGCTATGTAAATATCGGACCGATTCCTATGTCTGGTATCCTCAATAGAGAGGGGACGTTATCAGGGGTTGATTTAACAGTAGCTGGCGGCGGAAGCGGCGGCAGTCAGTCAGATTCTAATGACGTTGATTTCAAAGTATATACTGCAAGAACTTCAGAACAAGTAGTTGAACGCCTTAATGCAAATACTAATCCTAATTT